TAGGTGTTAGGCCTGTCGGCGTATACATAGCTGGGTCAGCGCCGGGTTGCTCGTTAGGGTTTGCTTGTAGTACCGGGCCACGACTTTGAGCAACATTACCGTTTACTGGGTTCTCAACTGAAAGTGTACTGTTGGTCACATCAGCTACACGCGCATCACGGTCTGTGGTGGCAGTAGTTAAAGCAGCCTGCGCCGCATTCTGACGGGCTTGGATACTGGCCTGCATCTCAGGGGGCAGCGAACCAGAAGACAGAAGTCCTGTGGTGCTCTGTAGTTCAGCCTCGGCTGCCCGTACCTCTGGAGATACTGCTGCTGCTTGAGACTGCTGGTCGCGTAGCTGGTCCATGTAGGATTGAGCAGCAGCGTCATACTGAGGTGTGCTCTGGTTGCTTTCGACAGAGCCACCTAACTCAATAAGTTTCAGCTTCATCTGATTTAGACGGTCTACGCCTTCTTGGGTGTCTACAGAACCTTCAAGGTCAGCTATGCGCGTTTCTAGTAGTTGGCGCTCACCAATGTTGTCCCGCAAAAGGTTTTGCTCGTTACGCATGAGGACGCCGGGTTCTTCTCCACCACCTGTGTTGTTAAGGACTGGGCCGCTCTCAAGTACGGGAGCCACAGAGGCTTCCACAGGACTTACTCTGAGGAGTACCTTGCGGTGCTGTTCTAGGGCGACTGCATCTAGGCTGGCAAGGTACTGTTCAGGTGTCTGGCCTGTGGATGTCGCCATCTGTTGAAAGTTGGGGTTTGCTAAAAGTGGGTCCATGTTATCTACTAACCCCCAAATCCAGAAGATCGGCTAGGGGGCATCCCATAACCTGAATATCTATTACTGCCCGTACCCATGCCAAACAGTTGATCACCATACTGTTGGTTAAAGCCAAAGCCACCCATTGCACCGCCCATGGCAGCTTGGAATGGGTCTACTTTGTTTGCTGATATAGTCCCGACTGAGGTTGGAGCCTGATTTAACATGCCAGACTGGTAGCCTTTGCGCTGGTTCATCTCGAAGTCGCGGTTGTTTTCGTAGGTTGTTTGTTGGTCTATCAATGATGCTTGGTCGTAGCCTTGTAGGGCGTTGCCTGCGTTCATTCCGAAGTTGGCACCTTCGCCTAGAGTGTTGAGACCAGTTGTGTAGGCACCTGAAATGCCTTGGTTCATGTTGCCTGCTGTATTCAGATGATTGGCACCACTCGACAGGTAGTTACTGGAACCTGTGAGGGCATTACTGGCAGTGCTTAGTGAGTTATTTTGGGTGGCTAGTGCGTTCCCTGCGCCAGCAAGGTTGGAACTCATGGCAGCACCCGCAGTGCCTGAACCGGCCAGTGCATTGCTACGGTCAGCAAATTGCTGTGCTTGGTTGGTCAGGCTGCGGTCAATTAGACGGTCTTGGATGCCCGTTGCGACATCAGCACGGCGGTCATCGTAGCCACGCTCAGCTACAGCGGAGGCGACACCGGCACGACTGGAGTTCATGTTACCAGAGCCACTCGCGGCAAGGTCGATGCCTGTCAGTGTGTTTTCTTCTAGATTGCGGCGGTCATCACGCATCGCTGAGTCAACTAAAGAGCCACTGTTTGTGTTGGCATAGTCCATCGCTGTGCCTAGGCGGTCAGATTTGGCTTCTTCAGATAGACCTTGGAATTGGTTATAGAGACCCTTGTTTTGCTGGAAGAGGTCTTTGTTTTGACCAGAGAGACTAGCGCCTTGATTGTAGACATCCTGTGACTTACCGTAGAGGGCATTTGACTTGCCGTAGACATCTTGGGACTGACCGTAGAGGCTTTGGGCTTGGCCGTACATGTTCTGGTAGTTGTTACCAAAGCCCGCGTTCTGGTCCATCATACCGTAACCAGAGTTCTGCATGGAAGTGCCGTAGTTGCCCATGGTATTGGCAGTGCCAGTCTGGAACTGGTTGGGGCCTGCTAAGGTTTGACCCCCGTAGGCTCCTGTGGACAGAACGCCGTCTAGGGCTGCGGAGCCTCCAGCTAGGTTTGCGTCAACATACGGCTCATACTGCCGGAATCCAGCCATTTGGGCTTCGGTTGCTGTGTTTTGTGCGTTGGCTTGCTTGTTTGCGCCCATAAGGCCCAAGGCACCGCCGATTATTGCGCCCCACATATGATATTCCTTTTGTTCTTTGGGTCTTGTTTCATGTGATTAGAAGTCATCATAAGTAAGACCTAATGTAGAAGATGACCCACCAACGGAGACCCAAGCTGTGCCATTGTAGGCAACCAGTCCTTGAGTTCCGTTGCTGAGGGGGTCCCAAGGGGACACAGCATAGCGGACCATGCCCTTACGGGGGCTCTCTGGGGCGCTGTTGGCCACTTGGATACTGGCATCGACCAGAGACCTTATTGAGGCCTCTAGCTCTCTGAGTTCTTCTTGGAGGTAGTTGGGCAAGAAGTCAGGGTTGAGATTGGGTGCTTGACGCCTAACGTAAGTGGTAACAAGCATGTTGATCTTATCTGATAAGGACATGTGTTACCTCCGACCAGTGACAACAACTTCAACGTCCATACCACTTATGGTAAAGTCTTTTAGTGTGTCTGTGGTCAATTTGTAGCTCAGGTATCTACCAGCAATCCGTGTATCCACCTTGTACTCAACTGAAGAGTCAAAGGTGACTTGGGTATTGTAGCTGGGAGTGGCATTTGGTGTGTCCGCTGCACCAAAGGTGAAACCAAAAGTGGCATCTGAGTTGGCAGTCGAGACCTGTGGGTAAACCTTGGAGATGACTTTATAGCCACTTAGGGGGATGCCAACGTCATCTAGGTCGATGCCTATGCGCTCTAGTAGGAACGCAGGGGAGACATCCGTGTCTACGGCCTGCGCCAAGCTGCCTTGGTCTACGAGGTCGATACCATATAGCTTACTACTGGGGATGCCGCCACCGGCAGAAGAGACAATCAGCGGCCTAAGGGTGCTCTGGCTCTCTTGGTCATGGTAGGACCCACCAATGTTGTCATAGGTCTGTGTGACATCATCATACACGAAAGTGCTATTCACTGAGGCCTCTGCACCTGAGACGGCATTGGGGAGGTCTTGGAATGACCACACGTCCTCTTTGTAGTTGTAGACGGCTGCGCGGTTGCAATGGGTCCCATCTGTGTAGAGTGCCATGTCGTCGCCTGTGTGGTAACAGAAGTATATCTCCTCGAGGGCCGTGTTGTGTAGGACAAAGCATTCATCTGTCAGGGAGGTGTTCATACCACCAAAGATGTACTTACGGACCCTGCCGTCACATATGGATTGGCGGGTGTTGCCATCAGTTACATAGATGTCGCCCGTGTCAAAGACGTAGTGGCGACCCTCGACTTCCACAATGCAGTTCTGGTTGATTACCCCGGCGTCATCAAAGACCTTACGGAAGTTAAAGATGAACGTACCACCAACAAACTCCATCATCCACACTTGGTCCTGAGAGTAGACCATGAAGTTGGCGCCTAGGGTGGCACCATCCATTATGGGGGTCCTCATCTGCACAAGGTCGTTGAAGCCAGCACTGTTGGTCAGGTCAGTCTCGTCCCACGTTGATGGCGCTTCGTTGGCCAAGACGGGATCAGAGAAACGCACACGGTTGGGGTAGTTGATGCCAGCTTCAACGGTTCCGAGGGCCAACAAGAAGTCACCAAATGAGCGCAGTGCAGTGGTTCTATAGTTGGACGGCCAGTTGGTCAAAGCACTGAAGCCACTGGCGCTGGGCGTTCTGGCTAACGGTGCTTGGTCTGAGCGGTTGACATACTGAACGTCTGCTAAGGTGGTCGCAGTGACGGGATCAACGCTCGCACCGGATGCCGAATTGAACCTCTGCGTAAAGGAGCCGTTAGAGAACTCATAGATGTCGAAGGTGTCATCAGCCATGAGCACAGTGTCATAGCCAGACAGCGAAGTGAGGCCATAGGCAAACACAGGGTTCCAAGTGATTGCATCTGACACAGAACGATAGATTGGACCACGGCTCACGTTGCCATCAGTGAACCTAATGTTCTTGGCTCGGGTATAGGCATTGGTCGGGAGGTTGTAGGGGTCAATATCAGTGACCACGCCTACGGACCCTAGCCCTCGGATTGGTAGGTTAGGCATGGCCTGAGTTCCTTACATTGGTTATCTTAGTTCTGCCCACATATGCAGGGTGCCTGCCGTTGCCTTGTAGTAGTGGCCGCTAGGTACGACTACCTGTGTGGACTTAGAATCATTTATGCCACCGTGGCCGCCTAGGGTACCAACGCTCACCCAACTAGAGTTGTTAGTAGACACCTGTAGGTAGGCCTCAACAGATAAGGTAGTACCAACACTGACCATGATCGTGCGACCAGTTGAGTTCTGATAGGACGTACCAACGGACCTTGATCCGGCCATGTTTTGCCATGTTTGACTGTCGCCAATGGCTGATGAAGCAGCAATGGTGGCAGAGGTCAGACCAGTGATGTGACCAAAGCCATCAACAGTGACACTCTGGATGACAGTGTTGCCCGAGTTGGTGACACTGGCTTGGCTGGAGGTATCAGAGTGGCTGACAGTCACAGTGCCACTGGAACCGCCACCAGTCATGCCGGTGCCTGCGATCACGCCTGTGATGTCTCCACCGCCGCCAGCGGGTACGCTCTCTAGCGTGGTAACACGGCTAGTCAGCGCAGTTGTAGCGTTAGCACCTGAGTCAAGTTGGGTCTGTACGCCTGAGGAAACACCAGACAGGTAGCCATACTGAGTAGAGCTGACGTTGGTGGCAGAGATCGACGCAAGATACGTCACGTCTGACGCGGGGATGTTACTAGAGCCCGACGGTCCAGCGGGTCCAGCGGGTCCAGTGGGACCAGTGGCCCCCGTAGAAGTAGGCAGTCCTGTGATGCTTAAGCTGCCAAGGCCAGAGCGCGTGAGTGTCAAGGTAGTCCCACTGACAGAACCACCAGTCACATAGTAGTTGGTGTCCGCAGTGCCTGTCGGGAGTGCAATGAAGCTGAAGTTACCATTGCCATCTGTCTGTAACACCTGACCACTGCCATTACCGTCAGTGATACCTAAGTCAGTCAAGACGCTGGGAATGGACGTGCTGTTGTTCAGGCTTGCCTGCGTGGCAGTCACGGGGCCGGTCAGGTTGGGGAAGGTATTCTTAATGGTGCTTTTGATCAGACGTATGTGGTCGTCAGCCTGCGCTAGTCCGTCAGTGGACGCTGGGTTCGAGGAAACCAGAGAATTGACGTATGTTCCATTTTCGAGAGCCATTCTATGGTTCCTTTTCTTAGTGTGTTCTGGGAGGCCCCTGCTGTCTGAAGAGGGACAACAACAACAACAACAGCAACCTTTAGCCCTGTTTTTGAAGTTGACTTGATTCAAAGGGTGCGGGGGGGTCTGTTTTTGACTAGGGAACCTAGCGAATTGATTGATCTCTAGCTAACCCACTGTTTTCTATAGGCCTAGACCTAAGGGGATAATATATCCTCGGACAATCACGGGTAATCATAGGCAAGCACGGGTAATCATAGGCAAGCACGGGACATATTAGACATTAGTTACCGGCGAGAAATTTATCAGGCTGGACCTTCGATATTTTCGACAGAGATAGGGACGCAGCCTAGACCGACCTAAGACCGACCGTCGACCAAGCCGTCGACAATCACTTGACCCATTCAGCCCATACCTCAGGCCGACACCAAGGGCACTTGTGATGTGCCGCTGACGCTATCGTGCCTCTTGTAAGGCCCATGTCTTTCAACGTTGCGACCGAGTGCATCCTAAGTTTATCGCTGGCCTTGTTAGCTAACCTGTGATGTTCGTAAGCAGCCAGCGACAGATATAGACGCTTCAGTTTATCGACAGCAATTCTGAGGATGGTCATGGTCTTGGGTCTTTCTTATGTTTGAGACAATAGATAACCGCGACCCTCAAAGGGAGCGGTGGTCTTCTAGCTGGCCTTGGGAGCAGCAATAGACAATCAACAAGGGAAGTCGTTGGACATCTAGTGCTCGACCAAGGAGCCCACAAAAGACACAACCAGTTTATTCCTGAGCTGGTCTGTGGGCATCTCTTGCCACCTTTGTGGTCCTAGGTGGTCTTTAGTGTTCTTAGGCTTGGTCTAGTGGTTCACCCCTTTATGGGGGGTTCACTACATCTATAGTTGTCCTAAGTGGGGAGCTACCGGCGGCACTACTGCCTTGTTTCTCTCTATAGTGGTGCAGAAGTATTTTAGGCACCACCTGGGCGAACTTTTTGCTTGACGGGGATTCGTCCTTCCGTCATTACTGGTGTCACTGGAGGCCACTGGCGTCCTTTGTTGGTTCCCCGATGTCACAAGGGGATTCAAAATCCCCCGTCCTAACGGATGTGCCGGTTCGAGTCCGGCCTTGGGTACCAACAAAAGACAGTCGAGGTCCTCCTTAACCAAAAGGAGACTATCGAATGACTACTGAAACAATCAAAAGCACTTTCCCACTATCCCCCGCTATATACATGAGCACCGTCGACACTCAGAATATGGCAGAGGCTGCCCTAGTATCTTACGAGATGACTGCAAGCTGGTCAGCGGCTTACACCGCAGCCGTAGAGTATGCAGCCGACGAGTGGCACATCAAAGCAACCCCAGCACAAGCTAAGACCGCTGTTCGCCTTGCTCAGACTGGGTGGGACGGTATCCGTATGAGTGTCAAAGCTACTGTGATGGGGGCAAGCCAATGAGCACC